ATTTATTTTGATATTCAGTTGGCACGTTCGCTAAGTCCACAACAATACCTTTTACGGTTGGTAAAGCACTTAAAACACCACAATCCGTAATAACAGTTCTGATTTGCGCAGGTCTTAAATAAAGTGTATAGATACCTAAAGCATTAAACTGTTGTGCCGGTAATGTTAAGTTATATAAACCACCCAATACCTCAACCCCAGCATTTCCTCCTGTAGCTGTGTTATTGAAATATGGTCTGAGAATTGTTGGTGCGTCCAATTTAGTTAATGTAAAATCATTGGTAACGTCTCTTGATGGTGTATATACCATCAAAATTTCAACGTCTTGTGGACTTACATCACTTGGTCTTATCGTACCGTATGAACCTATTGCCATAGAATTTTATTTTTTTATAAATAGTTATTTTCAATTTTTATATGGCACTTTGTTTGTTTTCTACATTAAAGAAACCATATCCATAATTTATTAAATCCCCGATATTATCTACTTCCCCTAATCTCTGTATTCTCTCATACGCACTATTCTTACCTCGTTCAACATACACGTTAGTCTGAATCTGAGGTTGGTCTACCGCCTTAATCAAAGTTTCATTTTTAGTGATTGGTACCGCAGTCAAATTATTATCAGTAAAACCTGAAGAGTATTGAAAGAAAGAAGTTGTTCCATCAATATAATCATAATAGTCAGTTCCTTGAATAGTATATCCTGTATATGTTGATGCAGTGACAAATAGATTACCCCACAGTTGTCCGTTGGATATTACTGGAGTAAATAATTGATAAGGTTGTGGTCCGTAAAGTTGTAACTCAGTTAATCTAGACTTACAAACACCTGAGATTTGAAAAGGGACATTTAAATAGTTGTTTGATGTTTGGTCTGCAACTATATTAACAGCATCACCCGAAAAAATATAATCATAACTTATTGGTGTTCCAGCCCAACTTCCGCCAAGCGGTATGAAAAAGGCGGTTCCGTTTGGATTGGGTGGTATTATGTTGGTAAATGGTGTTTCAACAACTTTTTTCACAAGAGTCTCTCCCCACGGATTAGTTTGTCTCATTGTGATTGTATAGTTAGCATTTGCGGTAGGGTAAGTATGTGATATAAAATTCGGGCTAAATGAATTTATAACTTGAATTGGTGAACCATCACCCCAATCCACAGTATAAACTGACAACTCTAAAAATTTCTGAAACTGATTTGATGTATTATAAACGTTATAAACATATGGATTTGAAGTTGTGGATGAAAATATAAAATTTGCAACCACATCTTTTTGTAAAACCGCACCATCAAACGGGGAATAATATCCAACATCAACTGCAGTTTGAGTCAAAAGTATCGGAACTGTCATTCCCGTCAATAATGACGTTCCACCAACTCCACCTGTAAGAACCTGTGTCATTGCAGAATATACACCTACCTCAATTCCATCGTAATTGACTTGGAATAAGTCTCCACTAATTGTTTCAGGTGATATGACTATCTTATAGGTTTCTGACATTATTTTATGGGTTTACAAATTCATACCATTTTATTGGGTTTGCAGTGTCTCCAAATCTTTGACCATTTGGACCAAAAATTTGATAGGTTTGCGTGGGGTAATCTAATTTCATCGTATAGTAGAAGTATGTAAGCGTATCAAAAGTATATGGTGAGTTAGGAAAAGTACTTTGTGGTTGGTTCATCATTCTAACAAAAAATCCTGTTTTTGCATCATAGAATTTTGCAGACATATAAAAGGTTGTAATGTCTAGAAAATTTCTTTTTTTCAACCAATAAATAAAGAAACCTTCTTTGTCTCCAACATAATCCAATTTAAACTTAGGACTTTTAATTGTGACCGCGGCTCTTGGTAATATCGCAGGAATTTTGAAACCTTGTTGTGTTGGTATTATTGCGGTTAAATAATTGATTTGTTTTTTTTCATCAGGAGAATCATAGAAATCCAATTTAAAAAATGAATTTGCAAAATTATTTCTATAGTAATACACTTCGGGCACTGTAAACCCTTGTGCAACATAAGTTTGCAACCAATTGGTAGATGATGTCAAACTTGTGCCCGAGTGAAAATAAAAATCGTAATTAATTTCAGTTTTATTAACCTCTGTTCCTGCGGTATAAACGGCATTGGCAAATCTTGAAACCTCAAAATCTCTTCCAACTCCGATAACCTCAGTAATCATCTCCTCCTCGTATAGGTCAATACTTTGGTCTATACCTAAATAATCCCATGATAATTCAACAGGAACTACTAATTCTTTATCAACACCTGCAGTCCTCTCTATTTTAAATTTATTCACATCCATCTACAAGTGGTTTTAATGAAATGTTTATACCCAAAAGGTTTTCATTGTAATTAACACCCTCGGGTATTAATCTAAATACACTATTTGTAAAAGGATAATGTGCACTGTTTAAAAATGGATAATCCACCCCTCTACTCAAATTATCAAAAAAACCATAACTATATAAATCTCTCCATCTGAATTGTTGGTCAGTTTGAGAGAAATAAGCCCAACTCGGAACATTATCTACATTACCAACACTTCCCGTTTCAACATAATCAGAAAAAACTTTCAAAGTCATCAATTGGTGAGGTTGATAATAATAACCTTCATTAGTTGGAAGATGACCAAATGTTTTTGGATTGAAATTTATTTTGTGATAAATGGGAGAAACAACTCTTTCTATTTGTTCATAGTCATTCCACTCACAGAAATCCCCATCAACAATATCATCTTTTTTAATGTTTGAACTATAGACAAACGTGTAGTTTCCACGAGTGTAACTTGACAAAGGAATATTTGAATTTGAATTCGTATTATTTCTATCCCAATAAGCGTTTGGTGTTTTAGTTAAATTAAACTCCCAACCCCTTTTAATCCCAATCTGATAATCCGAGTCATAAAAATAACCAGTATAACCTTTATGTATAATTGTTAAATACAACTCACTGATAGGCCTTTTTTGATTATCTCTTAAAGGTGCAATATCAATATCATAGGCCGAAGTAACATCATAAGCATTACTGCTAGTCTTTTGAACTATCGTTGTTATATTGTTTGGGGTTAAAGAACTCAATTGCAGTTGTTTTTCTTCAGTAAAAACATTTTTTTCAAATCCGGCTTTAGTCATTAAAGTATCTTCCAAATTTGTTAAAATTTTGTGTTGTCTAATATAATATTTAGAAGTTGTTTCTGAAAGATTTTCGGGATTAATAACCCTTTTAAAAGTTCCAACCTTACCATTTGCAAATGTGGTTCCTGTATATCCGTAGTCAAAAATATTAAAAATATATGGGTCTGATTCAGTTTTACCGTTACCTAAAGAATATACCTCAAATAAATCGCTGTTACGGTATTTAAAAGGTAATTGTACATATTCCCCTACGGTTAGACCGTGCGGGGAGATGCATTGGAATGAAATTATATTACTTCCGTTTTGTGTAGTATTCAATATAGTGAATGGTATTCCGTCTTTAGCAGTCCAACTATTGATAGAACAAAGTGTTGTAAATAATACTTGATTTGGGTTGTTTTGGTAAGGATACGAAAAATAATACGACCAATTGTATGTATATGCACTTTTCGCAAAGTAATCCAAATGCTGGTCAGTAATATCAGCACGATAAAAGTCAAACTCAAAATACTGTGGGAATCCTTTCCATATACCATTAAACTTTGATTCAAGTGCGCCAACCAAATACAAATTATATTGAAAGGGTAAATAGTTTGTTGTACCTGTTAGTGTGTTGGCATATAAGTAAGTTAGTTTGAAAGTTGGTCTGAAAATAGTTGAAGCTTGTCTTTCACTATCAAAAACATCTCCTAAACCTATCGTTGCATTCCTATCATATTCTGTAATTTGTTGTTGTTTTGATTCTAAATTAACAGCAATCTTTTGGTCAACAGTAGGTGCCGACTTATATTGTTGGTTACTTGGTATAATTGAATATCTATTCATTAGGGAGATATTTTGTTTTAAATAAGTCTAAAGATGTCTGTCCTTTGAAAACACCAAAATAAAAATGATTTGGGGCACCAACCAAAAACTTTGATTTCATGGAGGACCATGAGTTAGGTTGATAGTCACCGTTTGCATCTGCATTGAAAATATACCCTCTTTGCCAAATATCTAATGTTGTATTTTCAGGAACAAAATAATTTGGTGTTGTCAAATTTCTTCTGTTCAAAGATTGATATGGTGATGTCACAATGTCGTTTAAACCTGTAGCCCAATTATTTCTTTGGCTTCCAAAAATTGTAGAGGTATTATTTTGTTTCAAAGTCCACTGATAAAAAGGTACTTTTTGTGATTTTATTCCGTATTGATACGTTATTGGTGGTGTGTTATTCGTATATCTGAAATTAATAATACCAGGCGTTATAAAATCTTTGGTTTGTAGGTTTTCTGTGGTTGATGAAAAGAAAATACCCATTGTAGTATCGTTTATTGAACCTCCTTGGATATAAATTGGGTCTGTAGCAACTACACCAGTTGGTTCATAATATTCAGGTGTAAATGGAATTACTCCTATCTCAGAATTTATAGATAACATCTGAGCTAAATCAGCATCAACTCTTTTTAACTGAGGTATGGTTTCTCTATTAAATAATTTATTTAATGAATCATTGTTAGTTATTTGTCCTAAAAATGAGGAATTTGATATTCTTGAAATAACAAATAGATTTACAATGTTTGAGGTATCATAGTAACTTGTTGGATTCAAGTTATTCATGATATAATCATTTGTGGATGGGTCAAAAATTATTTCTCTATAGAAACTGTCCTTCATACCCAAATTCATAATTGTGGTGGGATACAATAAATTTCTATTATTAACCGGAAACCTTTCAAATGTTGTAGGTCTACCTATGAACTCAGTAGGGGAATTTCCTCTATAAAAAGGTGAACTTCTGTAATAAAAATTATTTGTATTGTTGTCAAAAAATATAAGTTTTCTTGGATATTTGAGTTCTTTTATTTGACCGAATCTGTTAAATTTTTTGATAATCTGAATTGGGAAAACAAAAAGGGTTCCATTTATCCAATTATTCGTAAATGTTTGTGCAAGCACCCCTCTACACAATCCAAAGAAAAATCTATATCTATACCCCCATTCTCCGAAATTATTAATATCCTTAGTCAAATCTAATATAGGTCTTTTCATAAAAACATAACAACCTTGCACAACCGCATCTTTGTTTGCACAATTTTGATTCACCTGAAAAGATGTTCCGTCACCGTAATAACAATCTAACGCCACCGCATTTGCACAATTAAAAGTATCAAAAATATTTAGAGAAGCTTTCTGACCATCAATGTCCGGTGGAACAATATCAGCACCAGCACTAAAGCCCAATGTTGTAATTGTTTCTGTATCGGCATTAATCAAATACAAATTGAAATTTAAATTTTGTTGTAATAAACTCGGATTATAATTCCAACTGTATCCATCCAATCCATCTGATGACGGTAATCTATCGTTTCTCATAACGACTTTGGTTTTATCGTTAATCGGGAGTGGGTTGTTTATTAAATCAGGTAATAAAACGTTTGAATAATAATTGATTTGTGTATTGGTTGGTCTATTACCCGCTTGGACGTAGTAATATGCACCCCCCGACAAATCTTCCCCACCCGTATATTTTGATGTTGTAAAGGTGACGTTTGTTTGGAATGTATAAGCATCGTTTGATGTTGATGACCTAACTCCTTGATATTGTGAATTAAATGTTTGTACAACACTATCTGGTGCTGGGTTATTTGCATCTAATTTCCCATAATAACCAACTTGTGATGTTGTAAAAGACGAGAAATTTACTCCAGGTTCAAAAAAATGAGACGGATAAAATAAATTATTTTGATTGTTAAATTGTTGTACTGATGTTGTAGTATTTGTATTCTTTTGAATTGGTATATTCAACCTTGTGTTTGCAGTTATTGTAAAATCGTTTTCATTATTAAACCCGAAAAGTTTTCCTAAACCAAATTTGTTAGTATATATCGGAGAGTATGGGTCTACCCCTCTTTGTAGAATGAGAATAAACTGATTTTCAAAATTTTGATATAAATCAGATATTTTTACGAAGGAAGTATATGATACATCACCCCAAGAACCGGTTCTTTCATTATATGTAATTTGAGTTTCCGAAGTTAAAATTGAAGGTAATAGTCCATTCGTTGTGTTTGGCCATATTCTAGATGCTTCAGAAATTGTAATAGCAGTAATTACTTGAAAATATTCAATATCGGCAGGAAATTTATAATTGCTAATTGTAGAGCCTGTATTAAGAGCGTAAGTTACGGTGGCGTTTGTTGTTTGCGAATTAGCATAATCTACATTGTAAAGTGATGGTCCAACGTTCAACGGAGTTCCTGAGATACCACTTGGATATCCGGTGGCCACAGTTGTTCCAGTAGTTTTGAAGTTTACATCCTCACTCCTCAGAAGAGAAACAAAAGATAATAAACTACCTGATTCCAACTTAGTTGTTGAAATCACAGTTAGGGTATTATCAAAATGTTGTATTGTGCCATTTATTCTATAATCAAAAGAAACGCTTATTCTATTGACTCCATCAAAATATTTTTTTCTTGTATTGAAAATATTAATTCTTTCCCCGAAAGGTAAAAAAGTTGAATAAGCAAAAAATCTGTTTCCATTAGATAATTGTACTTCCTCTGATTCCATACACTTGTAGATACTATTATTACTTTTTTCAGTAGGGTTTGTTCCGACGGCTTGAGAAAATGCTGAACTTATTATGTACCTATCATCACTTGCAAATGACCCAACTAACTGACTATTTAATATTTTGTCAAAGTAGTTCTGTGCGTTAGAGTAAGGTGTCAATAACGAAAATTGATTTTCCCCAATATCATCAGAGGCTTCAGAACCCTGACACTCACAAGCCGTACACTCAGGGTAGGTTATAATTGGTAATGAAAAAGAGTTCCATCTTCTCGCCCTCAAACTACGGGTTAGAAAATCAAAAAGCCCTGTTGCAGCCAAAATTATAGCTCCTGTAGTAATCCAAGCCTGAACCTTCGCTAACTGCGCAAATACATTACCACTAAAAATATTGATTACTCCTAAACCCTCCAACAAACCTATGGTCAATGCAACCCCACCAATCACATATCCCAAAGTTGTAATTATTCTTTTAAAATCTATCAAAAAGTTCCAAATAAGTGCTATTGTATGTAATACAATTAATAGAGGAATTCCAATTATTTGAAGTACTTGAAGTAAAATACTGTATATAAAAAACAAAAAGTCAAAATTTCTGAATCCCTCATTAACGGGAAATTTGTTAACAGTTTCAGCACAACTGTTGTTATCTATTTCTTTGATTCCAATAAATCTTCCCCGAGCACCATTTTTATACTGGTCAATCAAAGATGAAACTGTGTAAACTCTATTGTATTGAAATTCATAAAATGTATCTTCACAATTTATCATCTCATCCAATTTAGTGTTCAATTCCGCCCCTTGGAATCCGTTTGTATAGCCGCTCCAATCTAATCCGAAATAATATGAACTTGAAAGTTGAGGGTTAAATGTTGCAGATTGGTTTGGGTCCGTGTCAAGAGAAACCCATCCGAACTCTCTTACATTTGGAACCAAATAATATGCTCTTCTAAATTGTTCGGTTGCATTAGTAGATTGAATCCATTTAATTTTGAATCTATATTTGGATTTGGTAGGAATACCTATTGTAGGGTCGTATGAAATAATTTTTTCACCAAATTCGTTTGTTACGACATACTCTAAATTCATTGGTAATTCAATCAGCCACGCGCCATTACCATCTATAACATTCCCATTCTTTTCAATTTTATATTCCTCTAAAATTGGATTTCCACTTAAGTCAACCTGAATATTTTGTCTAATCGCCAAAATTTGTCCGGGTCCAGTCTCTAATTGACACAAATTTCCTAAATCGTCTTTTGGCCCAGCGTTGTTTTTAAGTGCGTATTGGTCTGCAGTTGAGAACATAGAACCCATAAAAACCGCGGTGGGTTGAATATCCACATTTGCCTCATTCCTCAAATCAAAATCAACACGGTTTATCGCAATTTGGCAGATGGACGGTTCTCCCCACAATGGAGAAATTTCAACTACTTTTGTTAAATTAATAATTTGAGGTAATGAATTCAAATCACTTGAACTTCTGAATCTATTACCAGCGACTTGTGTTTCAGTTGCAAGCCCTATTCTAATCAAGTCTTGTGGCGTCAAAGAAAACTCACCTATATCCGAAAGGTCAACATCCATTACAACTGTTTGTTCCCCCTTTGGTACACCCATAATCATGTAGTCACCACTTTCATTTGTCTTTGCCGTGAACTTATAATACTTGTCATAGATTTCAACCACAGTATTACCCGTCAAAACATCTAACCTTGAGGGTAACGTTCCTGTTGCGGCATGTCCTGTATAAGATGGCTCATATGGTAAAAGATTGTATCTGAATCCGTCTTCATTCCTGTCTGTTGGAGATTTGTAGGGATAGATTGAAGAAATAAGTGGATTTGACTGGTCTATATCTTCTATTGAAATGAATATAGCAACTCTGGCATTAGGAATACCGAGACCGTTATTTGCGGTAACTCTACCAGCAATAACACCATAGTCTGCACAACCTCTAAAATAAACGTCTTGTTGTTGAAGTTTTAAAGATAAAATTTCTAAAAATTCAAACTCTTGGGTTAGTTCAACGTTAATAGTTTTGGTAATACCTAACTCAGTTCTAATCCTATAAGATTGACCCATTCACTAGTTTTAAAATAAATAGTTATTGTGGGTTTTTTAAAAAACACACAATACAATTATAAACGTTGAAGTTGTAAAATAAACCTGTTAAGAGAAAGTGACGTTTTGGAAATTTTTAACCGAAACTCTAATATCTTTGTTTGGAAATCTTATCTGATATACTTGGTTTGGTTGTGCAAATATCGTATCATCAACAGGTTGAATTTGTCTGAGTTCTGGGTCAGAATATCTCATAGATGTTTGAGCCGATGAATACTGACCTCCAACTTCATTAAACACATCAATGCCAACAACAGTAAGAACTCCATTTGTATTTTGAATGTTACTTCTAAGTTCTGAAAGATAAACGTTTTGACCCAACTGTCTTATTTGTGGGTTGAAATATGTTGAAACTTTATCAATCACCGCAGATATAACTTGTCCTGAATTCTGTGCTGAATCCAAAACAATTGATACATCAACACTTAGGTCTATAACTTCCGCACTCAATATTGAGATATAATCATTCATCATTCTGTAGTTTGAAAGATATGTCGCAATATTTTGTTTCAAGGTATTAGATACAATGTTCGTAAGTTTACCCTGAGAATCGTAAGATAAAATTTGAATTAGAATTTTATTGTCATTTTCAGTGATAGATACTTTGGCAGGTGCACCAAATTGTGACGGCATGTTTCTGATTATTGATTCATAATCTTGTACTGTCACCGCTCTTTTTTGTGCAGAAAAATTAAATGATACGTAATTTCTAACTTCATCTATTGAAGGTTGACCAGCACCACCAATTGCCGCAGTCACATTATTACATCTCAAAGAATTTACAACAGAGGTGTTAGTAGTTTCTGATGGACCGTTCACAAAAAATGATACAGTTCCAACCTGATTAATAATATTTGTACCTAAGTTTGTATTCAATCCACCACCCACTCTATATTGTACAAACAAAGTTGAGTTTGGTGCTAAAGTAGAACCTAAAGAAATATTGTTAGAATATTTTTGTAAATCCAACGTCGTTCCAAGAGTTGTAAATTGGTCAAGAGCATCCTGCGCAGTATTTGTACCACCACCAAAAGTCATCTTCTTGAAACCCTCTGATGTGTATTCTGTAATGAATCTATTTTGAGTTTGTATATATCTACCAACTTTAATTCCAGGTTGGTCTGAAACTTTAGTAGGGTCTTCAATAAAAACTCTATCTTCGGCTAAAGCATCAACTTCATACCATCTATTTGATAAACCCAAAAACTCTGCAGTTGTTGGGATATTTGTATACTGTGTTCCGTTTTTAAGTAACACACTTGTAATTCCTAAGACATTTTTTTCAGGTAAGAACAATTCAAAGAACGGCTTAACATCGTTTGGTGTGATAACCCTTTTGAAAACTTTGGTTATACCATTTACGACAACTTCCCTTTTAGTAATGGTATAATTGATAAGAACTCCGTTGGCATTAAAATTTGGTATTTTGATTCTGTTAGGTAAACCTTGTGAATTATATGGAGATGCGAAATCAATATCTTCAACGTTTTCAAAAACAATTCCCGCACCAATTACCTGCGAACCGCGGACTAATGTACCCAAATATCTTTCATCTTCTTTATCTCCAAATGCCGGAACCGTGATTGAGAAATCCACCAAAGCAACCGAGGGTCTTTGACCAGGAATTTTCAAACCATATGTTCTTGCAATGTTATATATTGAAGATTTTTGTTGTGCATATTGCAAAACAGTTTCTTGAATACTCCTATCAATATGATAATGAAGGTTGTCTGCAACCGCAGCATTTAAATCCAAAAACACCGAAAATACCGAAGCGTCATTGAAATCCTGAATTAGTTCAGGGTAATATGTCCTAACATAATTCTGAAGGTCAGTTCTAATTGACGCAAAATCTCTTGATGTATATGAAATCTGACGATTGGGCATTTAATTTAAATATTGATAATTACAAAATCACTTTCAGCAAATGTTTGTGCATTCGTTGAATAATCTATTTTTATTTTAGCGGTATATTCTGAAGTTCCCTTACCAGGAACTCTATATATATCATACAACCTTCCATCATCTGCGGCTGTTGTATCGTTTCCTATCTTGTTGGATTCCATAGAACTATCGGCCGGTTCTATGGTTATTTGATTGACAAGCAAATTTGGCATAAACCTTTGAATTGCATCTCTTATGTCCGACTCAATAGCTTGGAAAGTTAGTCCATCCAATGGTTCAAAAATGAACTCATACAATCTTGTTCCAAACTCAGGTAAATAATATCTTGAACCTTTTCTTGTTAAAAGAAGATTCAATAAATCACTTCTGATTTGTTGTGAACGAAACTCTGTAAGTTGTAAATAATCCCCTTTTACCGAATCCGAAAAAGGGAATTGGAGACCATATGTTGTTCCATCTGCCATATAGGATAAATATATTATTTAAAATTTTTTCTTAAAGTGGTGTTCCCTTTCTTGGCACGTGGCTCATAAGGACAATGACGGCATCCATTGCCACAGCATTGACCTCTATTTATATGGAATTCTTCGGTGAAGATTATCCTTTCACCCTCTGTATAATAATAAGAAGGGGGAAACTTAATTTCCCCCTTTTTTTTATCTTTTTTGTTCATTAAACAAATTTTACTTCACAAGCTCCACCAGCACAAGCAACTTCACCACTTAAATCTGTATTATCATCAATTTCAACAATTTTAGATAAATCAACATCATGAAGTGTTTTCATTAGTTCTTCGTACTTTTCTTTTGTACAATCTTCAAATGGTGCTTGAATATAAGTTCCACCATCATATGGTAAAACTGATAAACCATTGTAGTACTCTTTGTTTTCCCACATCCACTCGCCAACTGCAGGCCACTCGTGTTCACGAATAGAAACTGTTGCTGAAACATTGTGTGCGTTAGAACCACTTCTATGACCTGGTTTAATCCATTCTTGTTGAACTTTCTTCACTCTTTCCAATAACTGAATTGGTGATTCATTTCTCAAGATTGAACCTTCGGGTGCTTTTTGTGGAATACCAATAACAGCTGTATCGTGTGGTCTAAAATATTCATCTTCAATAAGTTCAGGATGGTTCACTTGTAGGTGAGAGTAGATTGATTCGTTCTTACCAACCCTAATTCTTCTGATATAATAATCATTGTGCCAAGCGTGAATACCACTTGATGTTCCCAAGGTTAAAGATGTCGTACCTGCGGGTTTAACAGTTGTTGTTCTAGCAGCTTTGTTGATTCCGATAAGTTCTGCAACTCTTTCATTTTCTTCTTTAACAACTTTTGCCGCAGCTTTCATATT